AGACCCATGCCGAGAGCAATCACGTTGCGGTCGAAGTTCTCCTGAGAGGTTCCATCGACATTGAACTCGATGCCATCAGCGTACACCTGCTCGTTCAGGTAGCCGAAGTGACCGATACCGATGTAGCGATCAGCATCCTTCGTACCGATACCGGCAGCATCGAACGAATAGTCGATGAATGGAGATACCTTGTAACGGTAGCCCACGCACTGACCATCCTGAATGACGGTGCGGTTAGAGTCGGTAGTACCAGGGATGAGCTTGGTGAACTTCAGGTCAACCTCAGTAGTCTTATCCATGATAATCTCTGGGTCGCCCTCGAAGCCGAGGTCATACATCTTGGCAATCTCCTTGGCGAGATTCTTACCGATGTTAGCGTCGAGAGTAAGGGTGACAACGTCAACCTTTGCGAATGGCATGTCGAGCTTGTCGAATGCACCGTGACCATAGGCGTGCTGAGCACGGAAGATAGCCCATCCCTTCCGGAACTTGAAGGTGAGGAATCCGATGATGTCGAATGCAGCCTGAGCCACAGCACGACGAGATACGGGAACAGAAGCAGCGACACGAACAGGGTTGGTCTTGATGTTAGCGAACTCCAGACTCTGCTCAGCCACCTTAGTAACCTCACCCTCAACGGTGAACTTCACGTCGTTGATAGAATAAGGGATTACCTGTGTGCCGGTAACACCAGTCAACATCTTCAGGTCATCAGGCAGCTCAATGCCTGGCACCTTAGTGTCGATGATAGGGAGAATTTCTACAGGAATCAAGCCGCCTGCCTCGAGGTTGGCGTTCTTGTTCTTGTCGGTGCCTTCGGTGATGGCGTTAGCGAGGATGGTTGTAGCGTTGGCTGCACGCTTGTGAGTATAGCAGTCAGCGATCATCTCGCGCAACTCCTTACCCTTATCCTCGCGCTCACGAATCTGAGCGAGCTCAACACCAGAAGCGAGGGCTTTGGCACGGGTTGATAACTTAGCACTCTCATCGATAAGAGAACGCTGTTCCTTCTGCTCTTCAGCAGTCAGCTCGCGGGTCTTAGAGGCCTCGTCGAGTTCGTCGATACGATTCCAGATGGTCATCTGACGCTCCTGGATCTGAGTCTTTGTCATTTCTTTCATAACAAATCTTTTTATTAAGGGTTAATAATTAAGTGAATCCATTTCTTGCATGGTCCGCAGACGCATTGCCTGATGGCGCAGACGCATTGCCTGCTGCTCACGATGACGCTGTGCCTGCTCTTCCAGTTCGCGCTCCTCGCGCTCCTTCTGTTCGCGGGCCTCACGCTCTGCTTTCTCGGCATTGGTCTCGCCACCGTTGGCATCGCGCTCTGCCTGTTCACGCTCGGCCTTCTCACGGGCTTCGCGCTCTTCGTCGGTCTCCTGGCTGGCCTGCTCACGCTTCAGCTGCTCATCGATAGCCTTGTCAATGGCCTCGCCAATCTCGCGCACGGCAACAGATGTCTGTTCGTAGGCAGGATGGGTGACGATGGCAACGTCGTACAAGCCGGTGATGCGCTTCACGTGACGGAGCCATACCTCCTTGCCATCGTGAGTCTCGGCTGTGCGCTCGAAGCTCACACCGTTCTCTGTGTCCTGGTAGTCATCCTCGAAGGCGAACGACATACCTGTGATGTCGCCACGCTTGATGAGCTCCAGTGTATCGTTGGCGTTGTTGGTGTTCGGGAGGTCGCAACTGCACTCGACATAGCTCTCGCGCATATTGAGGTCGAGAGTGCCTTTGCCGTTCTTGCAGCGTCCGAGCACGTCGGTAACTTTCGTTGAGTGGTTGATGTTCAGAATGATGTCTGAACGTGAGATCAAATCCTGAGAGATACAACCAGGCTCCAGCACCTCGTAGACCTCGCGGGAATCAGACCACGGTGTAAGGTTTACGCTTCGCACACCGAAGATGATGGGCTTGCCATCCACCCTGCGGCTCTCGGCCTGACCTTCACCGGCTTCGCGGACTTGCAGTCCACAATCCTCGATAGGAATGAATCTTACTTGTTTCATATCTTTACGTTTCGTTTGATATTGTTCGTTACTTAACCCGCATAACTATGCTTCGGGTTTACCGCGCGACGGATGCGCTGCTTCCTTACTTGGTTTACTTCGCGCTCCAGTGCGTCGATCTCTTCTTTCGTTGGGTTTGCTATCATTTGTCCTCTTCTTTATTTGGGTTTGTCACTGTATAGTTACCCGGCTCCAAGGTGGTTGCACCCTCGCTCTTTGCGATGAGTGCTTTCAGCGTCATGAGGTTGGCCGATGCCATTGGCACGTCGCCATCCTCCACAGCTGGCATATCGAACTCGCGGCGGGCTTCGTTGACAGTACAGAGTCCTGCCTGCATCTTCAGTTGCGCCACCTTCGCACGGCGTTCGGGGTCCATCGCCATGAGTGGGTCTTCGCAGATGTGGATGTCGCGCGTGCCGTAGTCCTTGAATCCGATGAGCTTGCGGAATATCTCTTTCTCGCGGTCGGTCTTCTCGGGCAGGATGGTTCGCGTGTGGAACTCCATCGTCGCGTTCTGATAGTCGTTGTAGTGGCTGTTGGTGTCGAGCATCAGCAGCGGACGGGGTACACCGAAGTATCGGGCCACGTCGTCATAAGAGAGTTGCAACTGCTCAATCATCTGCATATCCTGAGCGGTCATACTGATGTTCTGGAACTTCTCCAGTCCTCGCAGGGCAACGATATCCTGCTGATATACCTTTTGGTTGATCTCCTTGGCATAGCTGTCGGATGCGTCTTTATTGAACATACCGAAGGCCAGTGTACCTTGACCGCTGGCAGGTTGCTCTTCGGAGATGAATCCCTTCACGCGACCGCCCTTTGCAGCCGTTTCGAGGCTCTGCGCCTTGTTGGTCTTGATCAGCGACAGTTCACCACGGGCAAACTCCAGCGTCGGCATTCCCCAGAAGCCGTTGTCGTAGCGGTACGTGTTGGGGAAGTGCATGATGTCCTCGCGCTGCACGTTCACCAGTTCTCGGTAGCCCATGTCGGAGAGGTACATGATGAAGTTGTACGTGCCTGTTATCAGGTTGTACTCGCCCGCCTTCACCAGCCACATCCTTGACGGGAAACCGAACTCGTCGCGCTCGATATACACAAAACCGTTGCCCCGCATGTGCTGCTGGAACGTCACCTGCTTCCACATGTCGGCAGCGGTCATTATCGGGTTCGGCTCCACCTGAAGCAAGTAGTTAAGCCGCTTGCCCAGTCCCCGCATGTCAGGCGTGAAGTTGCCCTTCTCGAAGTCCTTCTTGCGGTACTGCACCGGCATCGCTCCCATCGTGTCCATCTTCAGCTGAAGCGCACGATAGACGGGCGACACGCTGAGAGCCGTCCGAGGCTGGTTCACGTAGATGATGCGCTCCTCGAACGAGCCGCCCGTCACCTTCGGCTGGTTCGTCGGGTGGTTCGGGTCAGTCGTCACGGGCACACCCTGCGTCGGTGCCTCGCGCTTTCTGAAGCCAAAAATATTACTTCCGAATAATTCCATATTCTATTCCGTTTTCTTATCTGTGATATTATTGCTTAGGGTTTACTCATGAAACCATTATCCTTCAGCCACTTTTCCTTTTCCAGCGTGCGCTCGTTGTACATGAAGAATATCTCCACAGCATTCTGGCGCAACAGTTCGGTATTCTTTGAACTGCTGCCCTCGCCGCGCTGCACTTTGTTGGTCATCCATTCCTCGATGGTCTTGGTGACATAGTGTTTTAAATAGGCGCGGCTGTGACTGGGTGTGTGGAAGGGAAAACACTTCGACTCCGAACCATCGATGAAAGCGTATCTGCCCACGATCATCGGACAATGGGGATTCTGCCATATTGCCCAGGGCAGACCGCCACGCACGAACGACTTCACGTGATAGTTCTCGGGCTCGGTGGCCTTCACCTTCAGACCGTCTGCAAGAGGAGTGGTGAAACGGGTGGCGAGCTTCTTGCGGTCAGCCTTCACATGGCCGTTGTCACCATAACAGAGCCAGTTGAGCTTCACCACGTCGGCATCAGCGAAGTCGGCCAACAGTTCCTTCACGTTCTTGTCGGTCTCTAACGTCAGATGTTCGTCGAAGTCGAAGAACGCAATCCATGCATACTTGTCGCCATTGTGCTCATAACAGTGGGCATAGGCCTGACTCTGACGGTGCTCGATATTGCGCCAGTCGACAATCTCCACCTGTCCTTTGGTGATGAAGGTCTTGAGCACCTTGTCGAAAGTCTCCTCGCCATCGTGGTTGTTGTCGTAGATGATGATATGGTCGAAGCCCAGCTTCAGATGATGCTCCACAAACTCCTTGGCGTAGCGGTTCTCCAGACGACCGATGGCACAGAGAGCCACCTTGTCGGTCTGCGGACGCTCCCAACTGTCGGGACACCACAGAGCGGCATTATCCATCAGCCAGCGGGCATGATCCTGAAGCGATTTGTTCTCCCACGAACCTGCCTGCAAGTGCTTCATCAGCGGACGGATGTCTATACGACGGCCTTTTGCCTCGCACTTGCGCACTTCGTCGAGGAACGTTGCACCCGTGTCATACCAGTTATTCGGGTTGTTGGGGTCTTCCGACACCAGTCCACGATTGCGCTCGGGGTCGAAATACTTGATGCCCCACTCGCGACACATCTTGACGTTGATATAACAGAGGAACGGCACGAGACGGTCGATGCCGAAGCGGTTGTTGTTTGTCCCGTCCTGAATATGTCCCACGCAGAGACGGTCTTCCTGGAACATGAAGTCAACCGAGTCCTTCAGCAGAATGTCGGAGTCCATCAGCAGGAATCCGTCGGGCAGGATGTCCCATAGCTTCTGTATGGTCATCATGTGCTTGTCGCTGCCGTAGTAGTTGGCGTATGTGCCTACGGTCTGACATTTGTTCGGGAACTTCGCCAGTTCCTCGTCGAAGTTAATCACTTGGCCTTGGGTGTTGTCGATAATAGTCACGCCCGCCATCTGCTTGGTGAATGGTCGCGCGTCGGAGTTATCAAACACCGTCACCTCATACGTCTCCCCGCCATGCTTCCTGAGGCTCAATATCGCTGCCTCAGTCAGCTCGGGGGTGTTGTAGTTTACAATCGCTACTTGCTTCTTTACCATAGTTTCTTATTTTGTTATTTTACAATCTCCTGTGCCTTGATCTGAATGATGTTGTCGTACTTGTCAGAGTGAAACTCCGTAATCTGATACGTCACACCATCGCTCACTAACTGCGAGTCGCGCTTTACTATCGAGTTCCACCGCATACGGATAACCACATAGTCGGTGCCATCCAGCGCACCTTCAGCCAGTCGCTTCATGCCTCGCTGAAAATCCACAGCCGCCCATACCGTGCCCGCATCCTGGTAGCCGGTGGTCTCTCCGAATTGTGTCGCCACCACCTTATTCATGATGGTCACTCGATGCCGTAACATTCCTGTTGAATATGCCATTTATCTTTCTTTCGTTGTGGGCAAAATAATTGCCTGATAAGTATATATACTTACCAGGCAAAAAGTGGATCAGGGTTTACTCACAAAAATAAGGCGCACTATGCCCCCGAGATAAGAAGACATAGTGCGCCCGGAAATAAAAAAAAAGAGCCCTGCGGCTCCCTTGCGACGGCGTGCTAAGATTGTTGCACCCCTTTCTGCCCCCAAAATTACAAAACTTCCGCCAATATCATAGAGAAATCAGCGGAAGTTTAAGATAATTTAAGAGAATCTGAGGTTTACTCACCCAATAATGCCGATAATTGCTCTTCATACGGAGTCCAGTCGATGCTGTCCTTACGAGCCCATCCCTCGTTGAGACATTGGTTGATATACTGCACGCCACCCGTGTAGAATCGGTCAAGCTCTGTAAAGGTCTCGAAGTTGTGATAGATGGGTTGTTTGCCATCTGTCTCATTGAGTTTGAATTTCACGGGCACAAACTTCAAACGATGAGCTTCTGAGAAATTCGTCTGACTCTCTTTGCTGAGCCATACGACGATAGGATCCTCTGCCCCATCGGGTGTGAACTCGTAACTGTTCAGGATCTTTGCGTCTGTCTGTGCATCGATAACACTGAGAACGAAGTCCTTTATCTCCTGTAATGATGGCTTATACGGGAACTTCGTTTCGATGAAACTCACGATATCGCCATCGTCGGACTGCTCCGCCCTGATGTCTGTGCGAACGATGTAATGCTGCTTGCGCTTCGAGGCAAGCTCCACCAGTGCAACGCCTGCGCTACCCTGATGCCGTGTCATGTCGATTATCATATCTTATTGTTTTTTATGTGAACATATATCCGTAGCCACCGTCGGCCTTGATGGTTGTCTCAAACGGCAGCATATCTTTTTCTCTCGCCATATCGAGGGCTTTCTTCATCTTGTCGTTGTTGGTGAAGAATTTGTTCTCAGTACCATCGGTACGCCTGATAAGTACCACATAACGGTCGTCGCCCTCTTTCGTCTTGATGCCCGTCTCAAAGTCCAATACTTCGACCTCTACATTGGTCAGTTGGCGCAATGAGATATTCTGCGCGTTGAAGTCTTTCTTCCCGTCGCGCTGATAGATAAATCCTATATCGGAGAATTTCGTCATAGATATTCCCGTGAGTTTCCTGAACAGATGATTGGCGTTGGCATGATGACATACACCATAGAACGACCCTATCAACTCCCTGCGACGACGACGCGAACGGATTTGAGCCCAGCGACGTGCGAATCTCTGCTTAGTACCCTTACGGATTGACACCTTACCGTCGTGACGTATAACGAAACCGAGAAAATTCACATCCCGGTCGATATGTCGCCAGCACTGTGCCGTATGCTTTATGCTCACACCCGCCTCGCTGGTCTGGTGCTGCATTATCCGCACGGCATTGGTCAGTTCCTTCCATGAGCCTGCCATCACCACACGGTCGTCGCAATAACGCTTGTAATGCCGTATGCCCTCGCGGTCCTTGATCACATGGTCACAATAGACACTCATCAGCAGGTTCTCCAGTGCCTGACTCGGGCGCATGCCTATCGATACTCCCGCTGGCAGCATCCTCACCCATCGCTCCAGGATGCGGACGATGCGACGGTCACGAATCTTCGAGTGTATCACTTGCATCATAATGTCCTGCGATGTGGACTGATAGAACTTGTGGATATCATCCTTATACACGAGGCGCGTGCCAACGGGATCACTCTTCATGTCGTGTAACAGCCGTCGTAACAGATAGTGGGCACCTCGCCCCTTGATGCTTGCGGCTGTGTCGCTGACAAAGGTGCGGTCAAGGTATTTCTCCACCACCTTCATCACAGCATGGATGCCGATGGAACGCAACAGATTGATACATTGTATCAGTCGCAGTTTGCCGCGTTCGTTGATAGTCTTCTCTGTGTATTTGCCAGGACGCAAAGTGCCTCCAAGGATGCTTGACTGAGTGGCGCGAATCACTCGCTCACGATGAGCCGTGATCCAGCGACCTTGAAAGGTGTCCTTTCGTTTGCCCCTGAGCTCATAGTCAAGTGAGTCGGCGATATTGCTGTATTCGGCAGCCTCCTCTGCGAGATGCTTCAGCGTCTTTGCCATCTACTGTTCAGATGTGTTAATAAAAAAAATATTTTGTCTCTTTGTCAGCCGTGAAGGTCATATTCTCGGCCTTCATCGTTCTGGGCTTGCCATGTTCGTTTTCCTTGTCGCCACCGATGGCGTGAAGTCTACTAATCGCCATAGCCCAACGCACGTGATTTTCCACTTCTATCACTGTTTCTGATAGTGTAGTGAGGCTCGACAGGCTGCCCGGCTGCGGCATTCACGATACCCATGCCCGGCACTTTTTTCATCATTTGCTGACTACTGCGTTGAAGTTTATCTTAACTGTTGGCGAGGCGCGACCCGATGTTCGCGTTCGTGGTCGAGGGAGCGTTATTCGAGTTCACGTAGGCGACACCGCCGTTCGCATTCGAATTGTTGTTCGACCGGTTGACCACGCGGGAGCCTCCGCCTGTCTCTACCTGCTTTTTGTGTTTTGAGTGCGAGTGTGCTCCCGCACTTTTCATTATGGTGGACTTCTCATTGTTTCTTGCGCTTTTTTGTTATTATTTTACGTTTTTACGCTTTAACGCTTTTTCCTCGCTACGCGAGGGCGGCCTTATAGGCCGCAACGCTCTCTGCTTCCGTTATCGTGCCGATGAAGGCGAGGCGCGACCCGAAGGACGCGTACGTGGTCGAGGGAGCGTAAACCGAGCCCACGAAGGCGACACCGCCGCTCGCAAACGAATAGCTGTCCGACCGGAAGACCACGCGGGAGCCTGAGTTGCCGTTCACCCAGTCACAGTAGCAGGTTGTCTCCGTACCGTTCTTGGCTACTGGGATGAAGTCGAGGTCGTCGGTTATCTTGAATCTGCTGGCATATCCACCCGTACCACCGAACTGCATCCATCCGCTGACGGTGCGGATTATACCTGTAATCATATTCTTGATGCTTACCACATAGTCCTGCGATGTGATATTGCCCATCCATTCAGCCTTACATCCCCACCAGTTCTCGATACCCCAGAACTTGGTATTGTCGGCATTGCCGTTGGCCGCTGTGGTATCGGTCATTCCGAGAGAGTCTTTCGTGCCCAGTGTGCGAGTGTAGCTGTTTGATCCGCTGCCGCACTGAGCCTGAGAGTTGGTACGTCCATACCAGGCATAGAAGAGTATACACATTATCCACTGCCACTCCCACGGGTCAGCGCAATAGCCCTCACCACGAGCTTCGGCATAGGTATTGTATTGTGCCTGTGTATAACTACCGGTCGACTGTATACCGCTACGGCTGTAACCCTTACCGTCGCTGACATACATCTCCTTTGCTCCGATAAGAGCCATGTCCCCCTCCCATTTATGCCACGACGGGTCGGGCTCACCCGCAAAGGCGAAAGAGAATGAATACTGATCGTAAGCACCATTGGCATCGGGGGAACCGATGTTTGTCTTTTTCCACCAGAAGACAGGCAGTTTCATCCACTGGTCGCCCTCGGTACCATCCAAGGCAGCCGTTGACCCGTCAAAATACTTCGTTCCGTCGTCATCCTTCAACTGACAGATGAGCTGGTTGCCCGTCTCGGTCTGAGTGCCGAGATAGAGGTGGGATGCTGCACGGATGTCCTGGATGACACTACCTTGCACGTCGCCTGAAATCATCGTCGTCTCATCAGTCTCCGTCTGATCGAGGATGATGGTGTCGCGGGCTATATAGGTGTAGGCCATTGTCACATTACGGGTGAGATGTTCTGCCGTGAAGGTCTGCGATGCCGGTGTCAGGTAATCGTTGACACGCTCCACCTCTACGGTGTAGATATTACCGAATGGTACGGCATAGAAGAGTGAGCCCGTTCCTTGAGCCACCACCTGATTATTGATCTTAATCTTTATCACGGCACTGCTTACACTACCATAGTCAGCCGTAGCATTGACAGACACCTGCTCGATGTTTATCGAACTGCCTGCAACGTCCCAATGCGCGGTCTTGACGTTTTCGGACGTGGTGATATCAACGAGCTGATAGAACTTATACCCCAGCGTCTCGCTCTGGTCGGCAACGCGGGCCAACTGACCGGGCACGAATTCGACGGTGTTGCCATCGAGGGTGAATGTCAACGTCGCGGTGGTCGGGGCTGAGTTGAGAGTGGGTATGTATGAGCGGCCGATAGAGCGGTCAAGCTCTGCGCCTGAATATATGCTGTCGTACATAACTAATCTATTCTAATATTTAAATAATTGCCGTCTTTCAACCTTACGCGCTCACCATCCTTCGTCTTGAAGTTAGGACCCGCAGCCTGGGTGATGGTCACCCTGCGCTGGATGCTGCCATCGAGGGTCTTGACCGTGATGGCCTGCGAACGCTCTGTGTCGAGAGAGTTGTCGTCTGAACTGACGATAACGGTAGCATTGCCCTGACCAGTGAAGGTCAGGACAATGTTTCCAGTACCGCTGTTCCAAGGAATCGTTACCTGTGCCATACAGACTACTCAATAGTCCAGTTGGTGTTAGATGTAACGCTGAATGAGCTGCTTGTGCTCTGAGAGTAAGCATCCCAGTCGAGAGATACGCTTGCAGGAGATACCTCAAGAACGGCATCGCCGGCAGCCTGAGTGATGGTACATGTGGCGGTATGACCCGCGTCGTCGGTAACGATGAGCTGCACGCTCTTCGTTGTAACGTCGGGGTTGGCAGTAATACCCGTGAACTGGATAGAGAAGGGGAACTCCTGTGTCGCTCCTGGGTCGCCACTGATTGCTTCGCCATTGTTGGTCGTCACGCTGTTTGCGTTGTAGGTAGAGGGGAGATTGAGAGCCAGCGTGCCACCGCTTGCCAATGAGAATGTCAGCTTCGAGGAGTTGCTGGTACCCGAGATGGTCAGCGTGCCACCGGTCTTGTCAACCGCTGCTGTAGCCTGTATCGACACGAACTCAGGCTTACCGGCCTGTGTCACCTGGCGGACCACATCGGGACAGTTGGCTGCCTTGAAGGTCATATTAGTACTGCGGGCATTTCTACCCGTGTTGTCGGCATTGGCGGTCACGTTGACGGTATCGTTGCCGCTGCCTTGGGTTTTGCTCGGATTGAGCCATGCGGAATAAGCCATACTTTCTTTTTATTTGATTAATAATTACTTGATGTTCCAATTCGTGTTGGATGCGATGTGATAGTCGACACCATACTGAGGCACGAGCCATACAAGCATCTGAGGCTCGGTAGGTGTCACACGCAGATAGCGTGAAACGCCAGTCTTATCCGTGAGCATCGCCCTGGCAGCGATTCCCGGAACTCCGCGTGCTACGACGCGGCAACTTGTGATAAGCCTTGCTCTTGCCTTCATATTATCCTATTACTCTTACATTCGGGTCAATCCTCAGTATCTCCCTGCGATAGCCGCTGGGATAGTCGGTGTCGGGTATTTCGAACGTCACCTTCAGCATGTAACGGCCAACACCCAGCTCTGTCGTGTCGGGGAGAACGATATAGTCGCCATCAATAGTGTACAGACACTCTGCCTTGGGATAGGTGTGGTTCTTCGTCGGGTCGTCGTCGTTGTAGACGTTGACGGTGAAGTTCACGTCCTCCATCTTCAGGCCGTCGGGCAACTCAGCCGATACGAGTATCTTCGCATCCGAGCCGATGGTGATGGCACCCTCGTAGATGTTATCAAACTCCTGTGACGCGAGACGAGTGTAGGGCTTGATGAGCATGTCGTATGCGTAGGGTACGGGGCTCCATGACATCGTGTCGGCTGTGCTGCGCTGGCGATACGACTGATCCACCAGCATGAGCGATGCGTGGATAAGATTCTCGGGTACCTCACCCTTCCACGCTATGAGTTCGGAGTAACTACGACCGATATCGTTGAGCACCTGCTGCTCGGCACTCACGCCATACTTCTCCAGTTCGGTGTCCTCATCGTGGAAGTCCTGCTCGATGCGACACTGCTGCTTAATTCGTTGTAATGTCAACCATTTCATATCTTTCCTTTACGTTATGTCTTTACGTATCGGAGATATTGCGGTTTTTGGTTTACCGATAGGCACAAAAAAAAGGGAGGCCGCTGCCTCCCCGAGATAATTAACCTTGTCTAACAATAAAAAAAACTTACTACTAACACACTAAAATTAAAATATTAACTAAAAACCATTCCAACTATAGTCGACGTCACGTCGTTTTGGTTATCGTATGAATAAAAGATTATTCAAGACTACATCCTGAGAGCAGTGCCATGATGCTGAACACGATGAACATCACCACCACGAAGATGATGCCACCCAGACAGCCCGCCTTTATAAACGCCTCGCGCTCTTCGGGGCCGTTGGGCTGCGGTAGCCAGTTGTCGTTTGGGTTGTGATACATTCCATTCATATAGATATCTCCTTCCTTCATTCGTTAAACCTTGCGGCCTCCCAGATGCGACGCGATACGAGACCGCCGAGTTTCTGTCCGCCACTGTTCACCCAGCGAAGAAACTGCTCCTGGCACTCCCATGTCTTGCGCCCACCCTCGATGTATTTCTTCAGCGTCGATTTATCGAAATTGCCCGAGCCACAGTTATAGATGAAGTCGAGCACGGCATCATAGCGGCCTTGGGTCGTAAGGTTTCTCACTTTATTGGCAATGGCCTCGAATCGTGAGAGGTCTTCCTTCAGGTATTGCTCCGCCTGATACTGCGTGCATCGGTCGCCACGCTTCACGCCTTGTGTGTGCCCGTAGCCGATAGTCCACACACCTGCTGAGTCCTGATAGGCGGTCAGCTTGCACGCCTCGAACTTCTTTATCTGATTGATTAATATCTGGGATGCTCTCATACGATTAATCTCCGTTATATGGGTCAATGTCATTTTGTTCTTCGTTGATGTGGATGGTACGCTCAAGAGCCTCTGCATCCAAGGTGGTTACGCGCTGACGGTTGGTACATTTGAGGTCGCCACACATAAAAGGGCGCATTGCCTCGATCATACGGCCCTGGCGGGCTTGTGTCCGCTTCAGGGCATCCATATCATCTTCACTCTTACGTCGGAAGTCGCGGAACTCATCGGTGAGTTTCGACAGCTGCTCGCGGTATTCGTTGCGTTCGT